GTGGCTTAGCAGCCACAGGTGCCCTTGTACCGCCGGTAGAGACAGTAGGCGTAGCTGGACAAGCAGGCACCTCTCTTGCCACAGGCGGCACCCTGTCGTCTATGATGGCCCCTGTCGGCACAGGCACCGTATTGGCTAACTCTGCTGCTTTAGGTAAAGGCTTGGCAGGGTTAACTTATGCTCAGTCTATAACGGCCCTTAACTTAGCTGCTTCTGTTGCAAGGGGGGATAAACCTTTGGAGGGGTTGATAGGGGCTTTCGGTATACCTTTGACCGAGAAGGCTCTAGGTTTCTTAGACATCTCTGGCCTTGGGATACAGAAGAACGATCTAGTCAAAGGCTTAGTTAAGGCAGAACAAGCACTAGCCGGAGGGTCTAGTGTACAGTCTGCTTTGCTTCAGGGTCTTGGGAAGTACATAAAAGAAGGAGGGTCTCTGGGTAACTTATCTTTACCTGAGACACCTGCTTTTATTAAGAACTTTGAAGACGTAATCAAATCCGTAGGCAGTATAGTCGATGATGAAGTCTTTCAGAAGATAAACAACGGACTAAAGTCTGTTGCTGAGCCTGTGCTTGAAGCAGGGCGGACTATCGATGACTCTGTCCTCCAGCCTGTAAAAGAAGTCATAAAGTCTGTTGCTGAGCCTGTGATTGAAGCAGGGCGGACTATCGATGACTCTGTCCTCCAGCCTGTAAAAGAAGTCATAAAGTCTGTTGCTGAGCCTGTGATTGATGTAGCACAAGAAGTTGGCCACGTAGGCGCAGGGGTTGTAAACGCTGTAGTTAAACCTATAGGGGAAGCAGGTCGAGCTATTGATGATGTCATCCTCCAGCCTATAAAAGACGCAGTGCCACGGATTAATGGGTCAGGGCTTGTTCCTGATGGCCTCCTAGACGTCGTAGGGGGGCTGTTCTCTGATTTTCTAGGGGGTAGGTCAGGGGGTCGTCAGGGGGGTTCCTTGGGGCTTCTGAGAGCGTCTCAGGACGAATGGGCTATAACCCGCAGTAACCCACAGCCTTACGCTGACTTAAAGTATAATCCAGCAGATCTTTTACAGAAGACCCAATTAAACCCGATAGTGAGACGTTAGAACTATGATGACTTATCTCCAGCTAGTGAACGCTGTACTCAGGCGCATAAGAGCAGATGAAGTATCTACAGTCTCTGAGACTCGTTACTCTGCCTTGATAGGGGACTTGGTGAATGACGCTAAGGATTTAGTGGCTGCTGCTTGGGATTGGTCTGTCCTTAGGCCCACCATAATTGTAACCACTGTATCGGGCACACAAAGTTATTCCTTGACAGGTTCCAGAGATGATGTTAAAATACTTGAAGTAACCAATGCAACCTCTACAATCTTCCTACAGTACGTTACTGACCATTGGATGATTAACCAATCTCTAAACTCTTCAACCACTAACTCTTCTCCTTCTTACTATACCTTCGACGGTGTAGATAGTAACGGAGACTCTAAGATTAAGGTGTTTCCTATCCCAGATGGAGTATACACTCTAAACTTTAAGGCTGTCGTTCGTAACCCTACTTTAACTGCTAACGCCACTCAGATCGTCATCCCTACGGCCCCTATCCTTCATCTAGCCGTAGCCTTGGCTGCCAGAGAACGAGGGGAGACAGGTGGTCAGACTACAGTCGAATACTTCTCTGTTGCTGACCAGTACTTGGCTGACGCTGTGTCACTGGACGCCAACAAACACCCAGAAGAACTCATCTTTAAGGTGGTCTAACTAGATGTCACAACCCTTACAGAATATTAATATAAGCGCACCGGGATTCAGGGGTCTGAATACTGAAGATAGTCCTGTGGGCCTTGATCCAGCATTTGCGTCTATTGCTAATAACTGCATCATAGACAAGTACGGGCGCATAGGCGCAAGGAAAGGACGGGATCTCTTAACTACCGCAGCCACACCTTTAGGCACAAGCGCAGGGATAGCTGGTCTGATAGAGCATACAGATACGACTGGAGGGAACACTGTCTTTTCTACAGGCAACAATAAGATATTTTCTGGAACAACCACCCTTACGGACGTGACACCGGCAGCCACTACGATAACGGCTGACAACTGGAAAATGGTGAACTTCGACTATCACTGTTACTTTTTTCAAAAGGGTCATGTGCCCCTCATCTATTCAGATCACGTAGGGACACTGGAGAAACTCTCTGCCCACCCTACCTACGCAGGCACAGCACCACAGGGCAATGAAGTACTTGCAGCCTTCGGTAGACTCTGGGTAGGGGATATAGCTGGGGACAAAGGTACACTGTACTGGTCGGGGTTGCTGGATGGTGCCGTCTGGACAGCCTCAGACACAGGATCTATTGACCTTACGAGAGTATGGCCCACAGGCTTCGATGAGATAGTGGCGCTGGTGGCCCATAATGGTTACTTAGTTATATTCGGTAAACGAACTATACTTATTTATTCTGGGGCCACAACCCCTTCAACTATGACCCTACAGGACACCATCGCCAATGTTGGTTGTGTTGCTAGGGACTCTGTACAGCACACAGGGACAGACGTTATATTCCTCTCTGATCAAGGTGTTCGTAGTCTAGGTCGAGTCATACAAGAAAAATCCCTGCCCTTGCGTGACATCAGCAAGAATATTAGGTCTGACTTATTGGCGCTGCTCTCAACGCAAGTCACTAAGTTAGCCTCTGTCTACAGTGCTTCAGACGCCTTCTACTTGTTATCTTTTCCAGATGCTAAGCAGGTGTACTGTTTTGACATGCGGGCACCTATGGAAGATGGGTCGTACAGAGTAACCACTTGGTCTAACGTAACGTATCTTGCTCTGGCCCGACTAGCTGATGGCTCTGTGTACATAGGGGACGTAGCGGGCATAAGCAACTACACAGGCTACTACGAGAACGGAGCTACCTACAGGCTCTCTTACTATACGCATCCTATGGCCTTCGGGGATTCTTCTCGACTGAAGATGCTCAAAGACATGCACGTCACGTTCATCGGCGGTCAGAACGCACAGGCTTATGTATTCTGGAGTTATGATTATACAGGGGATTACAGATCACAGGCTCTGAGTATCTCTGCCGGTGTCCTTGCTGAATTTAATGTATCTGAGTTTAATGTGTCAACCAGTCAGTACAGTGCCTCTATCATCATAGACAAGCACAGCGTCAAGCCATCAGGGGCAGGGACATTAGCCTCTATCGGTGTAGAGGTTCTTATAGACAACGATCCTATCTCCATACAAGAAATAAACATACAGGCCCTCATGGGCAGGATGGTCTAGTGAAGAATTCAAGAGGATTAACTTAATGGCTATATCAGATATCTTAAATCTAGGCGCTCAAGTCTACAACATTGAGAATACAGCCAATGCCCTCCAGAAGACAGGGCAGCAGATGTTGACTGGAGCCAACCAGATAGGCCAGCAAGCCTCTGATAATTCACAGTTCAGACCTTTTGGTGTGACTTCTGCCTTCGGTGGGGCACAGGCTACCCAGAATGGACTTAATCTAAACTATAATCCACAGCAACAGTCGTTCATGGATAGGATGGGACAGAACGTCAACCAGCAGGCCGGTCAGATCGGGCAGCCTAACCCCTATTCTTCCCAGTTACAGGGCTTACAGGGCCAAGGCTTTGGTGGTGCCCAAGGGTTCATGGGAGCAGCACAAAGACAAGACCCAAGGCTCTCCGGTATGCAGGGGCAATACGGAAATATCTTCAACCAACAAACATCTCAGTTCGGTCGTCCTTCAGGCATGGAAGGCATCACCAACCAAGCACTAGGCATGGGACAAGGGCTGACCAGTCAGTCCGGACAAGCAGGGCAGCAACTAGGAGGCTTAGGCTCTATGTTTGGTGGGATGTCTGGTCAGTTAGCAGGCCAGAACACCTTCTCTAATAACTTAGCGGGCACAGGAAATCAAGCATATAACCAAGGACAGAATCAGCTAAGGGGTTCTCAGTTTGCTGGGGCAGGTCTCCAGAACCAAGGACAACAGCTCTCAGCTCAAGGTCTTGGGATGATGTCTCAAGCAAATCAAAACTACGGGCAGTTAGGGCGGTTTGGTCAGCAGGCTCTGGCTATGGGTCAGCAAGGCTTAGGTCAAGGTGCCCCACAGGACATCGAAGCACTCAGGGCACAGTTCGGAGGCATGGCAGGACAGGCAGGTAGAGACTTTAATCAGTTCGATAGGGCAGGACGAGAGTCTGATGTATACAATAGGCTCCGGTCGCTCCAGTCTCCTGAAGAAGAACGTAGACAACTCCAGTTAAACCAGCAACTACAGGCTCAAGGGCGTGGTGGTGTTCGTACTGATATGTTTGGAGGCACACCAGAACAGTTAGCTCTGGCCAAGGCTCAAGCTGAAGCACAGAATCAAGCTGGACTCATGGCTATGCAGCAAGCAGGGGCTGAGGAACAACAGGCTTTCCAGAACGCTATGGGCCTCTCATCACAGACAGGCGCTCTGGCAGGACAGTCCTCTGACATTCAAAACCAAGCACAGGGCAGAGCAGCACAGCTTTCCCAGTTAGGCATGTCTGCACAGCAGATTCAATCCCAGCTTCAATCAGAGGGTTTTGGTCGTGGGGCACAAGCCGCACAGCTCGGTGCCCAATTCCAGCAAACGGGATCAGGCTTACAAGACGCCGCCCAGCAAAGAGGCGCACAGTTACTACAGATGGGGATGTCTTCTGATCAGATACAGTCACAGTTGCAGTCTGAGGGTCTGGGAAGAGCTACGTCAGCAGGTGCACTCTCTGGTCAACTTGGGCAAGCAGGAAGCGGGTTACAGACTGATGCGCTTAACAGAGGCATGAGCCTAAGTCAACTAGGGATGCAGGGTCTACAGGGTCAAGAGGCCCTACGTTCCTCTCAACTACAAAACCTCTTAGCTACAGGACAAGGGCAACAAGGTCTTTCTGCATTACAGCAACAATTACAGTCAGGTAATATGGGCATGGCTCAAGGCATGTTTGGTTTAGGCCAAGCAGCAGGGATGGCTCCTGCACAACAGCAAGCAGCTAATCTTCAGAATCTGTTGTCCCTGCAGCAGGCCCAGTATGCGCCTGAGAACCAACTATTGAACAGTGTCCAAGCGGGCACCCAGTTTGCAAACATAGCAGACGTAGGCCGAAGACAAGGGGCGCAGCTACAGGCTGAGGCCGGTATGTCAGGACTAGAGGGAATGTTGACAGCGAACATGGGTGCAGCAGATGCCCGTAGCCAATATGGACAAGCTATCGCTAGGCTCTTAGGTCAACAGGGACAAGAGCAGGGCATGCTGTCCGGCGGTGGTGCTCCAGCCGGTGGCGGTCAGCCTTCTTTTAGTGATCTCTTAGGCGGGGCTGCTGGTGGTGCGGCAGTAGACTGGTTCAGAAGTCAATTAGGTGGCGGGAACCCCAACTCTACAGTAGGTGATTACACTGGCGGCGGGTTGTTCGGTGGGGGTAATATTCCACATAATAACGCTGATGGCTCGTACAACGGCTGGAACTGGGACGCACTAAACTTTGATGGCGGAGGCACTGGCTTAAACTTTAATAATCCTATACCTTTTGGCGGGTCAGGCGGAGCAGGAGGGTACAACGGCTGGAACGGGGACGCACTATACTTTGATGGCGGAGGCACTGGCTTAAACTATAATAATCCTCTACCGCAGCCTTCGATCGCGGTGAGAAAAGTCGCAAGGACGCAGCCTTTAGATCAACCCCGCTTAAAAGGGTTGGGCACTGGCTTAAACTATAATAATCCTCTACCAGTATTTTAATAACGCTGACCCCTTTTCCTTCGGGCCGCAGTAATGCCACGCACAGCGGCAGACAGAGCCTTTAGAATTTTCGCTTAAGATAAACATAGGATAATATAAGATGGCTTTAGGCTTCAGTACAGGAATGATGGACAGGGTTGCTAACTTCGGAAAAGCTAGGCCCGAAGAGCCTGCGGGGATGATGGGGAGTAATGACCCTTTGGCACGAGCGTTAGGTGGTGTGGTAGGTACGGACATGCGTACTGCACCTGAACGCTCGAATCAAGCCCTAAATCAGATTCAGAATAAACAGAGTCAAGAAGGCATTATGCAAGCCCTCTTAGTTCAAGCACAGTATGAGCAAGATCCTCAGAAGAAGATTGCTTACTTTATGAAGGCACAAGAAGTAAAAGCAGATATGGTTAGTCAACAGAAGGCCATGGTCACAGTTGCCGCACAACAAAAAAGCTGGGCGGTTACCGCTGATTTAGTGAAGAGTGTCTTGCCTGAGCTTGTGCCCGCTATCCAGCAAGGTGATCCAGAAGCATTAAAAGTTGCTTATGCCTACGTGTCCCAGAATGAGATAGATCAGTGGTCTTCTGTCGGTAAGTATTTGTTCA